TTCGGTCGAAAAGTGCCTTAATTGAGTCATTTTAAGCCTTTTTCTGCTAGTCCTTGTCATACGTTGCTATACAATTCACCTCTAAATCACCTCTAAAATGTACAAAAAAAGTGGGCGGATTTGAACCGCCCAGTACATAGGAGAATATGAAAGAAGTTTTAACTTCTGACACGCTATTTGTTTTCGAGTAAATCGACTCGAGTTTCGAGTTTAGCCAACTGGAGACCGAAGTTATTGTGAGCCTCGACCTTTTCCGTCAGCTTTTGGAGTTGCTCTTTCATATTACGGTCTCGTTCGTCCTGAAGAGCGTTGTTCTTCTCGTTTTGAGACAAGACCGTGAATATAGTTGCTAAAGTGGGAATACAAGCACTGATCAGAGCGACAATAACGGTCTTATCCATTGTCGTCGCTGATTACTTCTGCTTTCTCTTTTTCGTATTCCCTCTTAGACATTCCGATACACATACCGATAGCAACACCGACCGCACCGATAGTCGCTCCGACTTCGACGCCGTAAGGCAATTTCCATACAGACGCTACTACGCCCCATAAAAACTCTATCGCTGGTATTATGTGAATAGCGATATACTTGACTGTATCGTAGAACTTATCAGACCATTTGAACATAAATAACCCCCCTTATCCGATAGTAACTGTAGTGCCGTACTCGTTAGCCGTCTCTGTGTACGGAATAGCGTTTACGGTGACCTGAGATAAATAATCATAATCAGCGTCAGGAGTTACGACCTGACTTGTCGTGGCTGGAGTGACTGTCTTCGCTTGGGCGGTTGCTCCCTCGCCCGAATAAGTTCCAGTTACTCCGAGGATAACAACGCCACTCTTGATGTTACCAGCGATTATCTTGTTTTGCTCAGTCGTGCTGATGCCGACTTTTCCTGAACCATCGTGGTAGCCCTCAGGAATCGTATACTTGCCCGTTTTGGTGGTAATATTGCCAGTAACTCCGCCGTTGTTGGTCATTTCACCCGTGACCTTAGCACCGCTGACATATGCGGTTCTATTCTTTAATATTTCGCTTGATGTAGCGTTAGCGTCGGACGTGTCAGCGTCATAAGTGCACGTTCCCGTGATTTGATTTCCCGTTCTGTTGTGAGCGGTCTTGTTTTTGAGAATGTCACCAGCCATCGCCGTGTCGCTTGTTAAGTCGATTAAGACTTCACTACCATAAATGATTTTATTTTTTGCCATTAATTAGTCCCCCTTTTGTAGTTTGTTGAACTATTGAAAAGCGTAGTGATGTCTTGCTCGACCCACGCTCCATTTACTTTTTTGTAAGCTGACTGGACTTCTATCCAGCCGTTAGTTGTTTTCGTATACAGTTTCGGTTGCTCAGTTCCACCTATGACGACGGCTATCGTGGCATCGCCCGTCGTTGTAAAGGTGTAAGTGTAATGGTCGAGCCCTGATCCCGTTGAGTATGTAACCGTGAAAGTAATTCCAAGAACCAGTCCGCCATAATAACCAACGATATGACGTAGAGTCACGTTGCTGAGACTCGACGGAATCGTGGTCGGTGTTATTGTTATCATTGAGCTTGAAGTTGATGGAAAATCGACCTCTTCGCTGATGGCGGTACTTCCGTTATAGATTACGCATTGAGAAACGTGAGAACTGTCTATCGTGGCACTTTCACGATGCCCGTATGCCTTGACCTCAATATTTTCGATGGTCGCTCCGCTCGGAATCGAACTAAAGTCAAACGAATAACTTGCATAGCCGATGTCCGATGCGTACATATTGCTTGTGCTTGAATAAGGGTTCTCAGCCGTGTGACCGATACAATATTCAGCGTAACTCGAACCGCTTTGAATACCGCTTGTCGTGACGTCCTCAGCGGTTAAGCTCAGGTCGTGGTCACTTCCGTGAGCGATAAGTTGAGAGGTGACGTCCGTCCCGTTGTTTGTGACTGTCACCTGATCACTTTTGTTTGTCGGTGTTATTGTGACCGTGAACTCTCTATTCTTGTACGTGCTGGTACTTCCACTCGGTTCAATAGTCCCGTTCCCTGATAGAGTGGTCGTAATCGTGCACGGTTCAGGAATTGTATACTCGACCTCGATTTCTGCACCGTAGATATACATATACGATGTCGTATTTCGTGACGAACGTCTACAGTTAATACGAATACCGAAGTTATCACCATAACCGCTGATAGTTTCCCACTCCTGATTACAAGTGAAAGTATGCACACTTGCGGTCGTGGTTATTGCGTTTGTTGAGCAGCCGCTGAATGTCGTCGTCCCGTGAGCTAAGTAAGGAACGTAAGACGTCGAGGTACTGACGCCCGATTCTCTTGCCTTTAGCTTTACAGTAAAGGAACTGACTTCAGCGTCGCTCGGAATGTCGTCGAAGTTGAATCCTCTTAGATAAATGTAGTATGAAGTCGTTGAGGCTCTCGAGTTTGTTACTGTTCCGTAACTGCCGTCACTCGTGTCGCTATACATATTACTAGCATTCGACACGCTCAGATATGACGAGTTCGAGAGGTAGTACGTGCTTGGTATTAATTTAATCGTAGCCATTAACTAGCCACCTTTAAATAGATGTCACCGTCAGAACCGAGCGACGAACTCGGCGTTGACGTGCCCGTGTAATAGGTCACGAGCCGAAGTGTTCCCGTCACTTTTTCCCCTGATCTAATGTGAGCCGTTTTCCCGGTTGCAATATCACCAGCCGTCGCCGTATCTGTCGTGAGGTCAATTAAGACCGTGCCATAATACTCGATTTTATTCTTAGCCATACCTTACACCTCAGCGATATAAAACGTCGTTCCATAATCGTTATGCGTTTCCCTCGTCGGTACTTTCAGGACTGTGACGTTGTCCTTGCATAACTTGTTTTTAGTTCCCAAAATGACGGAGTTGTACGCTTGGGGAGTTACGACATAATCTCCGTCATATATCGGAGCGTCACCGCTCACGATTACTGTTATTTCGTTTGATAGCGTGTATTCCTCATTAAGATTCTCACACGCTAAAGCGAATACTGTTTTGCTAGTGTCGACCTTGAGACTTGCGATAATCGGGCTCTCTTGGAAAGCAACTGGATATTGTTTGATGTCTAACTTTTGAACGCTGAAAACAACCTTATTAGTCTGAGCTTGTAGATTAACGACTAATGGTAGCATTACTCTATCACGCTCTCAATGAGGTTAATTCCAACCTTGATACGAATTATGTTCGTACAAGCACGTTCACCGTTAGCATAAGTCCAGTTTAACTGACATAAGATTTCGCCCACCTTGAATGAGAGAGTCTCGCTCTGACTCAGGAAAACGTCGACCTCGTTCACGTTGCCTGTTTCCCCGTGAGTGCACGAAATAGTTAGGTCATTACCCGTCTTCAATATTTCAGTCGTGCCCTGTTCAAAAGATGCGTAGACCCCACTCGCTTGAGTGAGGTCTAACGTCTCGTCGTTTATTAAAAGTTTGAATGTCGGAGTTGTACCTCTGATCATATTCAGCCCCCCTTTATAGTTTCTTTAATGCTTCCTTTTTATAGAATCCCGTAGTTCCACGTCCTGAGCCGACTCTGTAAGGGAAAGCACCGTCATAAATGCCTAAGATTTCTCTAGTCCAGCCAATGCCGTAAGCGGTCTTTCCTTTTCCGTTGGCCTGTCCGTTTCCTGTGCCGATGATTTCGACTTTGTCTCCTACTTTCAGCTCGTCGGCTGGGTGTAAAATCTCGTTTACTCTTGCCTGTACCTGATCATAATTGAAGTCGATTTCGCCACGTTCGAAAGCTCCGTCTAACAGTTCAACTCTTTCCTTGCCGTTGCCCCATTTGCCCTCTAAGACTTCGTGAGCCAGTTCGTCGAGTGTCTTGTGTTCGACTGGTGGATTCGGTTCTACGAATGGGCAATAGATAAAGCCCTGAAAGTTATACTTTCCGAAATTGAACGGATAGCTGAGAGTCCTCTCATAATAAATAGTGCTCTTGTAAGCACTATTTAATGTCTTTATTGTTTTGCCGTCTTTAGATACCCATATAACTATAGCAATGTGTCCGTACTTGTCTGCTCCACCGCTCCAACAAGCAATAGCACCAATCTTTGGTACAGTTTCGCTTCTTTCGTAGCCATCTGGGTAAGTCCAAAAACTGTTAGCATTGAACGGGCTGAGTTTCAGCTCTTTCGGCTCTTTACAGTCACCCATACAATGCCAATATCCGTAAACAAACGGAACGCAATTAGGAATGGTTAAGCCGTCACTACTTTCAGCGTAGTATGGTGATAACCCACCATAGCCATAATAACTAATCCAATGCTTGTTAGATTTAATGAAATCTAACGTATAAATAGGAAAATCTTTTTCGTACATATATTAGTCTCCTTTTCTATTAAATAATGCCTTCTATTTTATAGACATAATAATTGTTATCATTGTCCTTGTTTGTGCTAGTTGAATTGCCAGGTGTGTAATAGCCACAATGGAAATGGCTGAACGTTTTCTTGTTTGTTGTAACTAAACATTCAGATGTAAGTAATTCCAAAGTACCACCTCCCGTATACTCAGCGATAGTAATACCTCCACAATATGGATAGCCACTTATCTGTTGATATGCCGCCACATGAGTTAAATCGATTTCAAAGCAACCATTTACGGCATACAAATTTACCCATACTCTTAATCTTGAATAAACGGTCATATCAAGTGCTATAGGATTATTGCCTTTAAGTTGTCCTGTCCATAAAGTATAGCCAAGGTCAACTTTTCCCCAACCGCCCCAATTTTGATTTATATATGGGCGATAATACATACCTATGCCATTTTCACCTAACCATAACTGAGCCCCATAATTTATATCAGCTCCTCGTAATGTGAGTACAAAACCAAAATTACCCTTAGGAATATTACTTGCAGAGTTTGTCGGTTCATATATGGTTGACCTATTAACAGCCGTTCCACCAGCATAGGCATTCATGTTATTTAAATCTACATTGGTACGTACTGTATTAAACATATTAGTCACACCAGATGATGTGGCATAATTGGCATTATTAGCATTAGTAGCAGTTGTAGCACTATCTGCCGTGCCAACACTTAACTTCTGCCAAGCACTCCAAGCACTACCATCGAAAGCACGCTTATATATAGTTGTGTTTGTACTATCAGGAATATAAATTTGAAACAATGTGCCTGTTACAGAATAACCACCAACGAACAGAACCCCCCAATTTG